CGTCATTCTTGAGAACTCACGCAACGCGTTGAATCCAAATCTTATGGCGTGTTTGCGTTCTCCGATTTCAATGAATTGTGTCATGTTGTTGTTTGTTTTGTTGTTGTTTGTTTTGTTGTTGTTTGTTGTGGTAATAAAGGGACCGCCCAACGGACGGCCCCATTTTATCGTTTGCGATTATGCAACAGATGCTTGAGTCAAGACACCCGTTCCAGTGAATCCAAAAGAGAACGTTACGTTTTCTTCTGTTCCCGCTTCTTGCTCGTAGCTTGTGATATAAGCGTCACCAGTGTAATCAATTTCCGCGCTCGTAGCCGAACCAAATTTGACTTTGACTTTTGTACGGTTTGACAATAAAGTGAACAAATCATCCGGTGTATCGAAATCACCAGCGATTGAATAAGTCACCAACCCGTCGCCACTAAGGGACCAAGCCTTGAGGCCTTCCAAATTCTCTTGCCATCCGGCTGAATCTTTGGTTGTTGTGTCACGCGTTTCCATTGAAACACTAAGTGATGCGGAATTCGCACGACCAATGATGTCGTAGGTTGTTCCGGCGTCTTCTGAAATTTGAATCACAACATCGGTTGCGTTCATGATGCTTGTTGCAGCCATTTTTTTTTACTTTTTTATTTTTATAAATTTACAAATCAATCTCGCGATACTCTGAACTTTAGATCACATTGTGATCCAAATGTTCGTTCGTCATCGCTGAACAAATCGCGTTGCCCTTCGAACATACACGATTGCAATTTCACGCCTTGAATAGTTCCTTTGATTCTTACGAATGCACTGCGAACATATTCAACCGCGTTTTGTGTGTCTGAATAACTCGTTGAAACCAACGTGATCCGGACATCTATTTCATCAATATTGGAATCGCTTTCCTTCGTCATACTTGTGGCAATGTTTATCACCTCATAAATCGCGAATGGCGTCGCTTTTGTTTGCGCGGCTACAACTGGAAACACACGCCCGCCAAACAATGTGTTCAAATCTGAATCATTGTCGAACTTGTATTTGATGACTTTCCCAATCATATTCGTGCGGCTTTTACTTTTTTATTCAAAAATGAACGCATCAATCGTTTGAATTCGTTTCCAACGCCGCTCATTTCCTTTTTTCTTGCACGTGTTGCAAAACCTTTGTTTGCGCCGTTATAAGATCCATTGTTTAAATATCCGTACTCCAAAAAGTGAGCAAACCACCCACCCTTTTCCGGATCGGAAAACGATCGTTTCACACGCGGACCAACCGACAAAGATGCGAATGTTGCGCCTTTCCTTATCTTGGTTGTGATGATGCCCATTGATTTGGCCAATTGTCCCTTTGATATCTCGGCATATATTCCGCCGTTGCGATACACCTTGAACGAACCACTTGACAAACTCGTGATTTCGTTTTGGTAAGCCTCCACCATTGGTTTCAACGACTTGCGTGCAATGCGTCGAATTTGCGCCGTTGTGACGCTATCATTTAGGGTGTCCAATTCTTTGAACGCTCGTTCCAATTCCTTGCGAACATCCTTTTCGTCAAATCCTACGAACATTCCATTTCCTAATCTGCCCATCGTGTCACAATTTTTTGAAACGCTTTTCTTGAATCATCATTGATGATGGATTCAATCTTGTACGTTTCGTTTTCGTAAATGATGCGCATTTGTTCGTTGATGTCCGCACGATAACGGATGAAAAATTCAACCCGTTTTGTTGCAATAATTTGTTCGCTCTCTTCGCCTTCTTTTCCGCTCTTATCTTCAACCTTTGCCCATACGTTCGCCAATGTGATGAACGATTTGTTCACCTCACCAAACGAATCCGTTGACGTGGTGAATGATTGAATTGTGATTCTTCGGTCAAGTTCTCCGGCTTGCTTAATCATTAGAATGTGAAAATTCTGAATGGGTTCCATAAATACTCCGATGCGGTTGGCAACTGGCGAACACGATCACTTCTTTGATCGTATAGGTCAGAGATAACCAACATCATTCCTTGAATCAATGGTTTTGGAATGGATGAAACATCCGATCCAACCACATATTGAACAATCACTTGGTTGACAACTCCAGCGGCTGCAAACCAACCCGAAACGGATTGCACGCGTGCCGGTTCTGAAATTGTGTCCGTGATATATCCATCCGTTGCAACCGTCACTTCTGAGCCGATTGCATCCACATATTTAACACTTGATATTGCTGAAACTGGACCGCGTGACAAATACAAAAGGTTTGACAAATTGTCCCAACGATTTGTCGGGAATTGGTCAAAGTATTCGTCAACTGTGGTACTGACTAAAATCCGGCGTGTGTACTCTTCACACATTGAACGTGCTGCCGAAATCAATGCAGAAATCAAGGCATCGTCATCACTATGGTCAACGCGCAAAAAGTTTTTTGCTTCGCTCAAAGTGATGGCCTCAGTTGCCGCCGGTGTTACAATATCAATCGCCATCTATCGTGTTTCTTTTTTGGTCGTTTTTTTAACCGCTTTTTTTGCACGCGCTTTTGGTGCTTCGGCAATTGCTTCGCAAAAACCAGCGTTCAAAAAGTCTGTGACCATCTCCGGGGAACTAAGTTCCACCACCGCATCTTTGCGATAGTGGAACCCGTTTCCGGAAATAGATTTTAGAAATCTAACTTTCATTTGATTACGCTTGAACCAAGTGTTTCACTGCGCGGCTATCAAGAACGGCTGAGTCCTTTCTAGAGGTGCTGATGAATCCGATTTCGAGTTCGTCCATGTAACGCTCGTTTAATCTGATTATCTGAACACCACCAGCAGAACGAACAACGAACTTGCTGAAGTCGGCAGCGATCAAAGTCTTTTGACCCGTTGTGATAGCTGATGCCATATCGTTATTATAGTACAAGTTGAATCCGAATAATTTGTCCGGCTGACCAACTTCCATCGACGGGATGAAGATTGGAAAGTCGTTTGCCGACCCAAGACCCAAAGCGCGAATTGCAGAAATAACCGCATCGTTTGCCATAAGACCAAAAGATTCTTTTCTTCTGTAACTTGGATCGATTGAATGGATCAATGAAAGGATGTCATCTGCAGCGATTGCAGTTGCAGACGAGGCGGTGTTTCCTAAAGTTGAACCGGCAACGATTCCTTGTGGCTGGCTTGAACCAGTTCCGTTTGTGAACGCTGCGTTTGTCGCTCTCGCCGTTCTCTCACCCATCGCTTCTGCGAGGAACCCATTTAGGTCGAACGCGTTGTCTTGCAACAATTGCATTGAAACCTTCACTTGGCTTGCGTAGTTGTAGGCAGACAACTGCTTGTTCGCAAACGTCATATCTTGAACGGTAACGGCAGCGGCTTCAGATGTTAGGCTTGAAATCGCAGCGGTGTCGTTGATTGTAGGATAATCCAACAATGCGCCACCAGCCGTGTTCAATTTTTTTGCTAATCTTTCAACCTCACCAGTGAAAAGAGTCGCCATATCAAGTTCGTTGCTGAAATCTTGTGGTACTAAGAAACCACCCAAAGAATCAGTTCCAACAACTTGCGTGCTTGTTCCACGAAGTTCGCTCATGATTGAACGTTGTTCGTTGCTCAATGCACCCATTCCGTTACGGAGGTAGCTTTCGAATGCACCTTTGCGAGTTGCTTTTGGAGCCGCTTGACGAACCTCAGCATTTGCAGCCAATTCCTTCTTCATGTCGGCAGCGCGTTCAAGCGTGTCGATTTGGTCTTTGATGCCTCTTGCATCACTTTCCATTGCGTCAAATTTTGACTTTTCTTCGGAGTTCAATGAACGTCCTTCTTTTACTGCATTATCAACGATCGCGGTTGCGCCTTTGATAAGTTCAGCGCGGTGACCGCGCAATTCGATGTTTTTCATCGTTTACAAATTTAGAATTTTACTTTTATACAAATAAATGTTGGAATCTTCTTCTTTTGTTTCCACTTCTTCGGGTGCGCTCTCTATTGGCGCGACCGCTTCAACTTCAACTTTGGTTTCTGTTTCCAAATCGCGTGTTGCAATTTCACTTGTGGCGTCCGGATATGCCGGTTGTGCTACTGGTGAAACGTCCAACAATCGTGATATCTTTGTGATGATTCGGTATGTTTGCCCGTTGCGCTCTTCCCAATAATCATCACCAATCAAAAACGCAAACGACGATTGATTGATGTCGCCGCGTTTCATTAATTCAATTAAATCGTTCGCGTATGTTGTATTTGGCATCTTTACTTCGTAATACAACCCGCGATCATCTGAACTGATGGTCAACGTTCCCGATGACACACGGCCCAAAAGACGATTTTCGTCGTGGTTTAAATATGCACGAACATCATCACCCATCACATCGCGAAATGCGCCCGGTGCGATTTGTTCGTAAAAACCACCCATATTTTCAGAATCTGAATTGTATACCGCCGCATAACCGCGAACAACCACGCCTTCATCTTCTTTGATTTCGACATCTTCCATTCGGTATTCCGAACGAACGATTTCGTTTTGTTTCAATCTTATTTCAGCGGATTCGGAAATGTTGACAAAGATTTCGTCACCATTTTTTCCCATCACGCGTTTTTCTATATTCTTGACCATAGTTTTTTTTATTCTTCGCCGTCGGCGTTCACGTCTTGGTTTGCAACATCAATCATGTTCAACGGTTGTAAATAAGCGTCACCGCCATCAATTGGGGCCATGTTTTCAAGTTTGCGCACATCGTTTGCACTGATCCACCCCCATTGGCGTCCCTTTGTGTAAGCCTCGTATCTTGAACGAATATCACCACGCAACAATCCATCCATATTAAATCGGATGTAGTATTCTGAATCTTGCAAAAACAACTTGCGGTTGAATTCTGATTCCCAGCGTTTCACCCATGGCAAGATTGTGTTTCTTTGGAATTGGATTCCTTGTTCTTCGATGTTGGCGCGTGTGCTTGAATTCTCTAGTGATCCAAGATAAGCCAACGGAATGCGGAAAAATCTCGCGATATCTTCAACGCCGAATTTCCTTGTTGATATGAATTGCGAATCTTGTGGGGAAACACTCATTTTCTCTACGCTCATTCCTTCTTCTAAAATCGCCGTTCTGTGGCTGTTATCCATCGAAGTATTACGTTGTTCCCATGATCTCATTAAACGCTTATAGGCTTCGTCTGAAAGGCGTCCCGGATGCGTTAACACTGCCGAAAGGTTTGCGCCTCTGCCAAAGAATGAACCGCCAAATCTATCCGCTGCCAATCCTAATCCGATGGATTCACGTGCGGCTTCAAGAACTGATTTTCCAACGATACCGTCAAAACTTAATCCAACCAAATGAATCATTTCCGAATCGTCAAACGTTTCTTTTCCGTGTATTGTGTAGAACTTTTCATCCTTATATACTTTCACTTCAACGTTGTTGGCGTGAACCGGTATCAATCGGGTTGGTGTTCCGGCTTGATCGCGTTGTATAACAATGAACGCGTTTCCGTGCAAACACAAATTCGCTTGACACATTTCACGAAACGTGAAGTCCGTCATCATTGAATTTGGATTGTGAATCAATTTGTTGATCGGGTGAGCGTCGGCCGTCATGACAACGCCGTCTTTTGTTTGCTTAACATCCCACGGCAATGCGGCCATCGTTTCCGATATGACACGAACGGCCCCAAATACGGCCGACAATTGCATTGCTGAATTTTCTGTGACTGCGATCCCGGTTGCGGAATCATTGCCGCCCATGAGCCATTCGGCTGGATTCGACAAAGAAGTTGATGGGCGGTTCGGATTGTTTCTAAATGCTCCGACTATTCGCCCAAATAAGTTTTGATTTTCGGCCATCCGTTTGAAAATGATTGTACAATTCGGGGTGAATATACATTATCATTTGCAACGTTCAAAAATAAAAAAAGGGACGTCACCACAACGTCCCCTCAACCAAACACCAAACGGATCAGAACGATCCGTGGTTCACTAAATGCTTTTGTGTATTGCTGCTTTTCTTTTCAATCGTTCGGCCAATGCTGATTTTGAAAATGAAACGTACCGGGTGCATTCCTTTAGCACAACGCCCAACGGCGTGATTGATTCAACAAAGAATTCTTTTCCCGTTCGCGTCATCTCTATGATGTCGCCTCTTTTAATGTCGTCGACTGGATTCATATTGTTCCAATGTACGAAATCTTTCGTTGTGATTGTGTGGTCCATAAGTGAAAAATTTATGGCGACCCTTTCGGGCCGCCTTGGGTTTATCTTTTCTTTTCTTCTTTTAAGAATTCAAACGCTTTTACTTCGTCTTCGTCGGTCATCAACATTGCGTATTGAAAAGCGATGTTGAACATTTGTTCTTTTGTCGTCGACTTGTAAAACTTCGCCCAATCAATTGATGTGGTTTCGTTTTCTTGTTGCTCGTTACGCGTCACAACTTTTTTGGCGCAATCCGGGCCGAATTCAAAACAACCTTGTGATTCGTGACCTTGTGGAAATTCTTCGGAATGGTAAACACAACCATCGGTGATTGAATACTCCAACCAAATGGTTTTTTCTTCATTTAATTTTTTACCGCATTTAGAACAACAATTATTGTCGGTGTCTTGCTTGAATGTGAATGGCTTTTTCATCTTGTGGTATTTGGTTGCGTTGGTTCGTTCCAACACTTTAAAGATAACAAAAAAACAACACCATTCACAAAACGTGAAAAACTTTTTTAATTTGTTTGATTAGCTTGCACATCAGTCCGAAAAACATCAATCATTTCGCCTTCAATAATCATGCGGATGATATATCCGTCACCAGTTTGCGCAATCCACGGCGTGAATCCGCATTCAAACAACCTCAAGCCCAATTGTCGGGCGTCATCAATTTTCATCATAGTAATCTAATTCCTTGGGATTCATATGTTGACACACCCGTCACGTCTTTGCCTTCCATCGTTATCATCTCACCCAACGCCATGATCATCGCAATGATGCCGTCAATCTTGTCACCCGCTTTTGATTTGGAAAATTTTATGTTTTCCGCGTCGTCCTTTTTGGTCACAACATTCGCCGCCATCCATCGCAACATTCCGTTTCCGCCGTGATGCAACAATTTCTTTTTGATTAAAATTTCGGCGTTCTTAATTGGTGCGGTCATCGAAATGAACCCTTGTCCAAATGGATCCATTTCAATCCCGGCGTCCGTTAGATTGGCGACCAGTGAATTCGAGTTCCAACGGTCAAACGCTATGGATTGCAAATCGTATAATTCCGCACACTCTTTGACCACGCGTTCAATGACCGCGTAATCGGTTGAATTCCCTTCCGTTACAATCAATTCTTTGTCCTTGACAAACGTGTCATAAGAACCGCCCGTTTGCGTTCGGCGGCGTTCAACGGCTGCTTCAGAAACAAACATTTTCGCAATCACTTTGATTGACCCGTCATCCATTGGAAACACCATCACGAACGCCGTGACATCTTCAACCGCTGCTAAATCAAGTCCAGCGTAACACT